GTTATGGATGCACAGAAGCAACCATTCGAACAGCTTGTAGGTAACGGCAGTGTATGTAATGTAATGTATACACCGTTTGCTTGGGAGATGAATGGCAAGTCTGGTGTATCCCCACTACTCAAGAAGGTTCAAGTAGTTAACCTTGTTGCATATGCTGGTGGCGGTGCTGAAGACTTTGACGTAATCGAAACTGCTGCTCCTATTCAGGAGATGGTAAGCGACGAAGTTCCTTTCTAAGTAAAAGGAATAAGCACGGGGGCTGCACTAAGATATTTGGCAGCTGAAGATGGATACGGGACGGGGACTCCATCACCTTTATCAGGAGATTATTATGGAAATTGCACCACTATTAGTTGTCGTATATGCTGGCCTTGCAGGGCTTGTAGTTGGTTGGGCTATGCCACGAGGACGCCTCCTCAAGGCTGTACAGCTACGCTTCTTCAAGGGTCTGCATAACTTCTTTGCGGACGAAGAAGAATATATTGCCCACAAGGTACAACGTATTCGTAAGGCAGCAAAGAAAAAGTAGGACGCATAGCTCAGCTGGATAGAGCAACAGCCTTCTAAGCTGTAGGTCGCAGGTTCAAATCCTGCTGCGTTCACCAACCCATAAGGAGTAACACATGACAAAGACACTAGACACACTGATTCCAGACATCTACGAGACGCTCGAACAGGGTGTCGATGTCACACAGCCTCACGTTTCAGAGGCATTAGAAGAAGTCGGCGGCCTTGTGCGAGAGGCAGTCGAAACCATACTCCGTGAAGGTCAGCGTAAAGGTGCATCAAACCTACGCTTGTCTTCAATCGGTAAGCCAGACCGTCAGATTTGGTACGGAGTACAAGGCGAAGAGGGAGAGTCAATCAATGGGCAGACTAAGATTAAGTTCCTTATGGGACATGTCCTTGAGGCTCTCCTGATTTGTCTTACCAAGGCAGCAGGCCACACAGTAACAGAAGCACAGGACGAGGTAATGGTAGAGGGCGTACTAGGCCACCAAGACTGCGTGATTGACGATGTGCTTGTGGATATTAAGTCTGCTTCCTCATTCGCATTCAAGAAGTTTAAAGAGGCACGGCTTACAGACGACGACCCCTTCGGTTACATTGCACAGATTAGTGCCTATGCCACGAAGAACAATCGTAAAGAAGCAGCCTTCTTTGCAATCGACAAGAACAGCAGTGAGCTTTGCATCTTACCAGTACATGACATGGAGATGATTGATGCACCCTCACGAGTAAGTTATCTGAAGGACATGGTGACCTGTCTCTTATACACATCTCCGAGCCCACGAGACTAGGCATGATCTCGTATGCCGTCTTCTGCTCATTTAAAAAGAAATGCTGGGCTGATGCCAATGGTGGCCAGGGTCTGAGAGCATTCAAATATTCTAACGGAGTACGTTACCTTGCAACTGTGGCAAAGACCCCAGACGTTGAGGAAGTACAGGTGTAATGAGATTTAAAAGAAAGAAGTACGACCACGAATACAAATCAAACTCTGAGTATGAGGCTGCACAGCAGCTACACAAGCAAAAGATTAAGTTTGTGTATGAGCAAGAGAAGCTGGCCTATGAATGGCGTGAGGATAAGAACTACATCCCAGACTTCTTCTTGCCCAACGGAGTTATCCTTGAGGTGAAGGGACGCTTTATGATTGAGGACAGGAAGAAACACCTGTTCGTTAAGTCGCAGCACCCTGACCTTGACATCCGATTTGTCTTTGATAATCCTACCCGCAAGTTATACAAGGGCGGCAAGATGACCTATGCAGATTGGTGTGACAAGCACGGTTACATGTACTGCAAATTAAAAGAGGGCATTCCGCAATCGTGGCTTGACAAACAGGATGCAAGGTAGTAAGATAACAATTCACACGGACGAGTTTCGCCCAGACGAATCCTCACCAGAACGTACATTGTTCTTGTGTGTTATTCTTCAAGCGTTACTCGATGCAGCCAAGCCAGCTTACGAAGGTGAGCCAGCCACTGCAAGAATAGACAGGGACAGAGCATCGGCTTGGTTCTTCGCCTTAGTAGGTACAACAGCACAGGACTTTGAGGAAGTGTGTACCAATGCAGGAGTAGACCCCGATTATATGAGAGACTTTGCTTACAAAGTTTTGCAAACAGGAGAGATTGACTATGTCAGAAAAAGAATTAACGCAATCCTTGGACACTAAGTTTGGTTACACACAGGTACCAGACGACCCAGTAAACAGCCCGTCACACTACAACAGCAAGGGCGTTGAAGCAATTGACGCTATTGAGGCAAGCATGTCTGACGAGGAGTTCCAAGGCTACTGCAAGGGTAACGCAATGAAATACATGTGGCGTTACAAATATAAGGGCAAGCCTGTGGAAGATTTAAAAAAAGCGCAATGGTATTTGAATAAGCTCATTGCTTCACTAGAAACTATGTAGTATAATTGGAGTCTTCGACTATGCAAGTAAAATTAATTGACCATATGGGTAGCGACCTGACAGTTGTCAACGCTGCCCGTGTTTCTTTTAACAAGGAATCACAACGAGTACAGAACGGAAACCATCAGGACTTGTCCCAAGAAGACCAACGTCTTATCAAGTACCTAGCTAAACACAAGCACTGGTCGCCGTTCTCACACTGCTTCTTACAGTTTCGTATTGAGGCTCCCCTCTTTGTCGCACGACAGCTAGTGAAACACCAAGTGGGCTTGGCTTGGAATGAAGTCAGCCGCCGCTATGTGGACGCTACACCCAAGTTCTTCACACCAAAGGCGTGGCGGACTAAGGCAGACAACGTGAAGCAGGGTAGCTCAGATGAAACTATAGACTATCACATTGGCTCATACACACGCTCTGCCATTGCAGAGTATGAACGTATGCTAAGTGTGGGCATTGCCCCAGAGATGGCACGTATGGTGCTGCCACAGAACATGTACACAGAATGGTACTGGTCTGGCTCACTGTACGCCTTCTCTCGTGTCGTTAACCAGAGGCTGGACAAGACATCGCAAGCAGAGACGAGATACATTGCAGACTTAATAAGCCAAGAGGCTGCACGATATGATTTTAAATACAGCTGGAAAGAGCTAACAGGAGAGGAGCTTCGCACAAATGACGAACCAAAATACAGTGACTAATTACCTACCATCGGACTACCAGACATTCATTGCAACGTCACGGTATGCCCGTTGGCTAGATGACGAGGGACGCAGGGAAACCTGGGGTGAAACCGTAGGCCGTTTCATTGACAACATCGTACGTCCATCAGACCTAGATGGCAAGACGCTTAACGAGCTTGAGGATGCCATTCTTAACCTAGAGGTCATGCCTTCTATGCGAGCCTTGATGACTGCAGGCCCAGCTGCTGAGCGTGACAACACATGTGTATACAACTGTAGTTACCTGCCTGTTGACCACCCTCGTGCCTTTGACGAGGCCATGTTTATCTTGCTGTGTGGTACAGGTGTAGGCTTCTCTGTTGAGCGTCAGGCCATCAGCAAGCTCCCTGTAGTACCAGAAGACATCAGAGATAGCGAAGACCTTATCGTTGTGCAAGACAGCAAGGAAGGCTGGGCTAAGGCACTACGCAAAGTAGTCAGCGGCCTGTACACAGGGGACGTGCCTAAGTGGGACTTGTCCAAGATTCGTGCAGCAGGTGAACGCCTCAAGACATTTGGTGGCCGTGCCTCTGGGCCTGACCCCCTGAACGACCTGTTCAACTTTGTTGTAGCCAAGTTCAAAGGCGCAGCAGGGCGTAAGCTTAACAGCGTTGAGTGCCACGACATCATGTGTAAGATTGGCGAGGTAGTTGTAGTAGGCGGTGTCCGCCGCTCCGCTATGATTAGTTTGTCTAACCTATCCGATGACCGTATGCGTCATGCTAAGTCTGGTCAGTGGTGGGAAAACGAAGGGCAACGTGCCTTGGCTAATAACTCTGTAGCCTACACCGACAAGCCCGATATGGAAACATTCATGCGTGAGTGGTTGTCCTTGGTCGAGTCCAAGTCTGGTGAGCGTGGTATCTTTAGCCGTGACTGCTGTACAAACAAACAGGGATTATGCTGAGCAGTTTGGAATTAGTGCATCTGCGGCCATCACTTGTGTTAAGCCTTCAGGTACTGTGTCGCAGCTTGTTGATAGCGCTTCTGGCATTCATGCACGTCATAGCGAATATTATATCCGCACTGTACGGGGTGATAACAAAGACCCGCTAACACAGTTCCTTACAGACGCAGGCATCCCAGCTGAGCCTTGTGTTATGAAGCCTGACAGCACCACGGTGTTTAGCTTCCCGACCAAGTCACCTGACAATGCGGTAACACGTAACGACATGACTGCCATCGAGCAGCTGGAGCTATGGAAGACCTACGCATTGGAGTGGTGTGAGCATAAGCCATCTGTTACCATCACGGTGCGGGACGAGGAGTGGATGAACGTAGGTGCTTGGGTGTTCGATAACTTTGACATCTGCTCTGGTGTATCCTTCTTGCCACACAGCGACCACACCTATGCACAGGCTCCTTACCAGGACTGTGACAAGGCTACCTACAAAGAAGCTGCTGCTAAGATGCCCAAGAAGATTGACTGGGCTAAGCTGTCTGAGTACGAGATGGAAGACAACACAGCTGGTAGTCAGACACTGGCTTGCTCAGGAGATGCTTGCGAGGTGGTTGACTTAACATAGGAGAATGACATGAAAGAGTTTTATATACTAACAACCCTAGCCATTGCTGCCCTCGTAGGTTTTATTACCTACCTGTGGCACAACAGCCCCATCGAAGGTCTTTACTAACATGAGGGTAGAGATATACGGGCAGAAAAGCTGCAAGTATTGTAGAGATGCCGTAGTGTTCTGTAGGGTTCGAAAGATTCCCTACAGTTACTACGGTATCGGCACAGAGGTTACAGCTAAAGAATTTAAAGAGCTTTTCCCTGACGAGAAAACAGTACCGCAGATTAAAGTTAACGGTAAGCACATAGGTGGTTACACACAGTTGGAGCATTATATATTATGAGTAGCCCCTGTAAGGCCAGCGCAGAAGCCAAAGTAGAAAGCTGCGAGTTGTCTAACACACACGACACTTGCATACACTGCGGCAGAACAGGACGTGACATTGAGAACTGGTCGGTCATGTCCCACGAAGACAAGAAGCAAGCCAACCTTGCAGCCAAGAAAAGACTCAAAGGTATGTGGCATAAATAATCCTTGACATTTGTTGTGTAATTTATTATAATATACATGGTGGTGGGCTGAACCTCCTTTCTCTCTCTCAAACCCTTGGCTCACCACCATTACTTATATGGAGACACAATGAACAAACGACCAGTAATTTATATTGGATATGATGGACGTGACCATCGAGCCGTAGAGGTTCTGGCACATTCAATTAAAAAATACAATAAAGAATACGACATCATTCCCCTGATGGAGCCTGCACTACGCCGTAATGGTATGTACCGCAGAGCTTCTGTTGTCTACCCGAACGAACCGCATCAACGCTATGACGCTTTCGACGGTAGACCCTTCAGCACAGACTTCACCTTCACCCGCTTCCTCGTACCTGCATTGAATCAGTACGATGGCCTAGCTTTGTTCATGGATGCCGATATGTTTGTACGTGCAGACATTGCAGGTATCTTTGAGGTGTACGGAAAGAATACACAGTATGCAGTACAGTGCGTACAGCACAAACCTTATGAACCACACAGCAATGTAAAGATGGACGGTGTAGCACAGACAAGCTACTACAGAAAGAACTGGTCTAGCTTTATGTTATTCAATTGCAGTCACCCATCAAACCTAAAGCTTACAGTAGACGATGTGAATCTTAAAACTGGTGGGTGGCTCCATTCCTTTAGCTGGTTAGACGACGACGAGATTGGGTCTATCCACCCTGAATGGAACTGGCTTGATGGGCAGAGCGACCCACAGCTTGAAGCTAAGAACGTACACTTTACTACAGGTGGTCCTTGGTTTAACAAATGGAAACCCAGTCGTCCCATCGAGGAAGCCTATGTTGAAGAGTGGCTAGAGGCTGAACAAGAAATAACAACACAACTTATCCTGGAGAACATGTAATGTATAATTTTGTAACGAGCTTTCACAAACAACACGAAGAGGTCTATGGCCTTAAGATGCTTGACTCTGTTGTCAGTAAATGGAAGCCAACCGATTTTAAGCTACATGTTTATCTTGAAGGCTATGATGGTAAAGCAGATGGCCTACCACAAGCAGACTTTATTGAGTACCGTCACCTAGAGAACAGTCAGGCACGTACTGATTTTATTACACGCAATAGCGATAAGAACGGACGCTTCGGTGAAGCACCTTATAACTATCGTATGGATGCTGTTCGCTTCTGTCACAAGGTGTATGCAATGAGTGACCTGTTCTTTGAGCTTCTTGATGCAGACAGCAAAGACTGGATGGTATGGCTTGATGCCGATACGCTTACAAAGAAAATGTTTAAGGCAGAAGATGCAGCTAAGATTCTAATTCCAGAGGTTGACATTGTACACCTTGGTCGTATTGATATTGACTATAGCGAGACAGGCTTCATTGGTTTTAATCTAAGTATGCACAATGCCTGCTCATTGCTGGTTGACCTGCGTGGTGCGTATGACACAGACGAAGTGTTTGCGTATCGTGAGTGGACAGATGCCTTTGTATTCACCCGCCTGCTTAAGATTTATGAGGCTCATGGAATGAAAGCACGCAACCTATCAGAGGGTGTGCGTGGGTTGTCTGTGTTTGACCAGTGTATGCTTGACGATTACTTTACACATAACAAAGGCAAGCTTAAGTTTGAAGCCTCAGCTAATCCTGAGCTATCAAAGGACACGCCAGCAAACTCCAAGCAAGGGCCTCAGCGATATAAGAAACTAGCAGCATTGGTT